AGCTAAAGCAGAAATAGATTTAGATAATGATACTTTGAAATGCTTACTTACAACCTCGAGTTATACACCGAGTGCAACACATTCACAATTATCAGATATTACTAACGAAGTAACTGACTCAGATTATGCAAGACAGACATTAGGATCTGTAACGGTAACTGAAACAGGCGGTACTGTAACTTTTGATTGTGCAGATATTTCTTTTGGTTCATCAGTTACTATAACAGGTAAATATGCGGTTTTATATGATGATACTGCAACCAATGATCCATTAATAGTTTACGTTGATTTAGATACAGGTGGTGGTTCAGTTAGTTCGACAAGCTCGACTTTCCAAATCACTATTAATGCTTCAGGAGTATTTACACTAGCTTAAGGAGTAGAAAATGGTTAAAGAACCATACAAAGTTGCTACTCAAAGCCAGGTGCAAGTTTCTAAATCAAGTGCAGGCATATTAGATTATTCTGTTAATTACGGAAGTGTCATTGCTAGTGGTGAGAGTATTACATCTTCATCATGGACAGTATCATCTTCTGATCTAACTGTTGTGAGTGATAGTACAAGTGGTGTTACGACAACTGCTTTTATAAGCGGTGGTAAGAACAATTATTTTTACGTTTTAACAAATACAATTGTAACAAATCAATCAAGAACCTTTGTCCGCACAATAAATATGAAAGTGGAGAGCAAGTAATGACTGATTTATACAGTAAATATTTAAAAACAGAGCCACAACAAGCTCAAGCAGGTACAACCTGGCAATGGGAAGTTACCTATACTGATTATAAGGCTTCAACTTACACACTTACTTATTATTTTAGAGAAGTTACAGGTAAATATAGCTTTGATATTACCGCAACTAATAACAATGATACGTTCAGAGTTACTGTGCCAAAAGCAACAACATCAGCATACGCACCAGGTGTATATTCTGGTCAGGGTTTTGTAGATGATGGTGCAAAACGATTTTTAGTTTATGAAAATCAATTAGAAGTTAAAGAAGATTTTGCACTACAAGGTATCGGTAAAGATACTAGGTCTCATGCACAAAAAGTTCTTGAATCCATAAAAGCACTACTCGAAGGTAAAACGGAAGATGTTACCTCTTATTCTGTGGCAGGAAGAAGTATTACAAAGATGACACTGCAAGAATTAATAGAAGCAAAAGACTATTACGAAAGAATAGTTGTTACGGAGCTTAGACAACAAAGAGCCAAACAAGGTCTCCATACAGGTCAAGTTGTCAGGGCTAAATTTTTTAATGGATTTTAGAGGTAGTTATGGCTTTTTGGGATAGATTTAGAAGAAAGCGTACTAAAAAAAGAAACTTTACAGCTTCACATACAGGCAGACTTTTTAACGATTGGCAAACTTTAAATAGTTCACCTGATGGTGAGTTAGAAAATAACTTAAAACTAATGCGAGATAGAGCAAGAGATTTAGCTCGTAATAATGGTATTATTACTCGTTATCTACAACTTATGAAAGAAGGTGTTGTTGGTAATCAAGGCTTTAGATTAAAAGTAAAAGGAAGGGATGCTGATGGTAGCCTGGATGATTTTGCTAACGATTTAATTGAGTATAAGTGGTATCAGTTCTCAGAAAGTCCAGAAGTTTCTGAAACTTACACAATGAACGACTTATACGAAGCTATTGTCGTAGGCATTTTAAGAGATGGTGAAGTTTTAGTACAAAAAATTAAAACTAGAGAAGGTTTAAAACTTAAATTTATTGAACCTGATTTTTTAGATAGTCGATTAAATAAAGATATATCAGATACACGTCAGATACGAATGGGCGTAGAAATAGACAGACGAACCTTAAAACCGTTAGGCTATTGGTTAAAAAACAATCCTTATCAAGATGCTTTACCAGATCAGCAATTACAAAGATCACAAAGAATAAATGCTGAAGATATGATGCACATTTATCAACCAGAACGTTTTGGTCAAACTAGAGGTTATCCAAAAATAGCATCAGTAATGACAAGCATTAAATGGTTAAACGACTACAGACTATCAGAGCTTGTAGCTAGTAAAGTAGGTGCAAGTAAAATGGGTTTTATAACAAGTCCAAGTGGTGATGGTTATGCTGAAAGTTATGGTGGTAACGAGTATTTACCTCAAATGAATTTTGAGCCAGGTACTTTTGATCAGTTACCAGACGGCTATGATATTAAGTTTTTTGATCCACAACATCCGACATCACAGATGCCAGATTATGATAAAGCTATGCTTAGAACAATAGCTAGTGGCCTAGGAGTTAGTTATGCTTCACTTAGTGGTGATCTTACACAAACAAGCTTTAGTAGTGCTAGAGTAGGGCTTATAAGTGAAAGAGATAGCTTTAAACAGATGCAATCTTTTATTGTTCATCATTTTGCAATACCTCTGTACAGAGAGTGGTTATTACAAGCAATAACAGTAGGTGATGTAACTCTACCGATTACCAAATATGATAAATTTGCTAATCCAACATTTACATCAAGAGCTTATGAATCCGTAGATCCATTAAAACAAGCTCAAGCTAATATCTTAAATGTTAATCAAGGTCTTGCAACAATGCAGGATGTATTAGCTCAACAAGGTAAAGATGTTGCAGAACACTTTAGTGAGATTGATTCAGAAAAAGCATTAAGTAGTAAATTTGATATTGAGTTTGCTTTAGAGCCTTTTGGTAACAAGTTTAATCCAATGACAGGCGAGTTATTTGATACCGAAAATCTAAACGAAGATAACGACAATGCCGATTAGTAATTATCCTACGGAGGGTATGAAAGAGGAAGCTAGACGTGGACTTGCCTGGCGCAAAGAGTTTGGACGAGGTGGTACTCGTATTGGACAAATAAGAGCAAGACAAATTGTGGCAGGTGAAAATCTGTCAGACACAACTATCAAAAGAATGTTTAGTTTTTTTAGCAGACAAGAAGGCGTCAAAAAAGCAGAAGGATTTAGACCTGGTGAAAAAGGTTATCCATCTAACGGTAGAATTGCTTGGGCTTTATGGGGTGGTGATCCAGGTTTTTCTTGGTCAAGAAAGTTAGTAAATCAAATGAAAGATAAAAGAAGTTTTAGACAGCTTACAGGTAAAGCACTTGAAGGTGTCAAAAACAAAGTAAAAGAACATAATGAAAAAGTAGGGAATGTTGCATCTAAAAGAACAACAGTTGCTACACTTTCAAAAGTGTATGAGCGAGGGATAGGAGCTTATAAAACTAATCCTGGCTCAGTTAGACCTAATGTAAGTAGTCCTGAACAATGGGCTATGGCTCGTGTTAATTCATTTTTATATGCACTACGTAATGGCAGATTTAGAAGTGGCAAGCACGATACAGACTTATTACCAAAAGGTCATCCAATGTCATCAAAAGAGGAAAAAAACATGAGTGAAAATCAAGAGGTTAGACACATCGAGGAAGTTATTGAGGAAGATGATGGCTACACCATAAAATTTAAAAAAGCAGATTCAGAAATGGGTATGGATATGGGAGATGAGGAAAAATCAGATGCCATTGAAAAACAAAGAGACGATGAGCTTGATGTTGCCTTTACACCTGAAGATGAATTAAATTTATCCTTAAACGATGTTGAGGATGAAAGAGTAGATACAGCAGAAATAGAAACCAGAGAAGCTGTATTTCCATTAGAATTTAGACAAGATGAAATAGATGATAGGACTGTACAGATGTCTATATCATCAGAAAGTCCTGTAGCTAGAAGCTTTGGACTTGAGGTTTTATCACATCAAGAAGGAGACATTGATTTATCAAGGTTAAGTAATAAAGCACCTTTGTTAAAAGACCATGATCCTTCTCAACAGATTGGAGTCGTTGAAAACGCATATCTCGATAATCAGCGTGGAAAGTTGATGTCCAGTGTACGCTTTGGAAGGGGTGCACTAGCATCGGAGATATTTAACGATGTCAAAGACGGTATCAGAACACAAGTGTCGATAGGATATCAAATCAACCCAGATAGTATGGTCAAATCAGAAACTACTGATGAAGTCCGCATAACCGATTGGATGCCAATGGAAGTTAGCATTGTATCTATGGGTGCAGATCAATCCGTAGGTTTTGGACGTTCACTATCATTAAATCAACAAACAAAAACTGAAAATAAAAAGGAGGTCATTATGACTGAAGAAACTAAATCAGTAGATGTTGAAGAACAAGTAAGGGTAAAGACAGACGAAATTCTTGCTAAAAGAGAAAAAGAAATCGCTGAAATTATCGAGCTTGGTGCTAGACATCAAAAACAAGACTTAGCACGTGAGTGCATTAGAGATGGTAAAGACTTATCATCTTTTAGAGGTGAGTTATTAAATCACATCGAAAACAAACCATTAGAAAGCCAAGAAATTGGTCTTACTGAAACTGAAGCTAGAGAGTTTAGCATTGTAAAAATGGCTAAACATCAAGCAGGTATGCAAGTAGATGCAGACTTTGAAATTGAAGCATCAAGATCATACGCTAAGAAACTCGGTAGAGAACCAAAAGGATTTTTTGTACCTGAAGATGTAACTAACGCATGGGGTAAAAGAACCATGAATACTACAAATTCAGCAGGTGTTGTATATGATGAAAAGCAATACGCTAATTTAATCGATGCTTTAACACCATTCAGCACAGTTTTACAAGCAAATCCAACAGTGCTTTCTAACAATACAGGTAACATAACTATCCCAAGAGTTTCATCTTTATCAAACTCTGGATGGGTAACTGAAGGCAATGATGTTTCTGCATCAGATCCAACAATTGATACTGTTACTTTGTCAGAAAAAACTAACGGTGCTTTTACAGACCTTACAAGAACCTTATTGCAAAACACAGACGGCTTTAGCGTAGAAAATATGGTTAGAAATAACCTACTTAGAGCTATGGGTGTAACTTGGGATCAGGCTTCTGTAAGTGGTACAGGCGCAGGTGGACAACCTACAGGCATTGAAAATACAGCAGGTGTTAACTCAACTGCTTTCGGTGTAGCAGGAGCTCCAACTTTTGCAGAGCTTATTGCAATGCAAACAGCTATCTTTAATGATAATTCAACATTAGATAGTAACTCAGTTAGATACATAACTACTCCTGCACTTTATGGCTATGGTAAATCCTTGGCTACTAATGGAGCAGGTTCTCCTGTAGCAATCAGAGACGATTTCCTAGACGGACATCAAGTATTAATCTCAAGTCAAGTTACAGCTAATACTGTAATCCTTGGTGATTTCTCTGAGTTTATAGTTGCTACTTGGGGTGGGTTAGACATTCAAAGTGATCCTTATGCACTAGCAACATCAGGTGGCTTAAGACTAATCGCATTATCATCAGTTGATTATGCAGTTAAGCATCCTGTTAGCTTCTGTGTATCGGCTTAATGCTAACTTATAAGTCTTTTAATGGAGCAGGTGAGGAGCAATCCTCACCTGTAAAAACTATGAAAATAAAACTAAATAGAGATATGCGCATTGAAGGTCAGCATACTACAGCAGGTTCTACTGTTGAGCTTAATGATAAGGATGCCAGATATTTAATCGCAAACAAATTAGCAAGTGAAACCACAGCTAAACCTAAAACTAAAAAATCTAATAAATCAGTTGGTTTAGATAAGTCTGATGCCAAAGTAGGTACTCGAGATGAAAGTTAAACTTATAAAATCATTAACTGTTAATGGTAGTAAAGCCAAAAAAGGTGATGTGTTAGATGCAAGTCCTAAAGTTGTTGAGAAACTAATTTTAAGAGGTTATGCAACAACTGAATTAGATCAAACTGTAACACCAGATGAATCTGTAAAAGAAGAAAAAAATGCCGATAAATCTGTCGAATGATGCCTTTTTTAATACAGAAGATTTTGCTGTAATTTGCAGGTGGACTGTTAGTACAACTAGCGACACTTACCAGGTCAAAGCTGTATTTGATAACCAGTTCTTTGAAGCTTTTGATGAGTTTGGTAGTCCTGTAAGTACAAGTTCACCTGTTATTTACATGAAAACTGATGATCTACCGACAGGTCATAATGAGGATGACAATATTGTCATACCTATAACAACAAACAATATTACTTCTGACACAACTTACAAAGCCAAAATTATAGAAAATGATGGCATGGGAGTTGCAACAATTAGACTGCAAAAACAATGACTCATGTAAGACAACAAATTAGAGAGCAAGTTGTAACTTTGTGTACAGGGTTAACAACTACAGGCGCAAGGGTATTTGATACAAGATTATACAATCTTGATCCTAGTGAAAATTTACCAGGCCTAGTAATTACAACGCAAAATGAAAGCTCAACAAAAAGCACAATAAGTCCATCAATATATGAAAGAGAATTAGATGTTATGATCGAGGGTTATGCTCAAGCAAATAACAATATCGAGGACACCTTAGATACCATATCAAAAGAAGTAGAGGATGCCATGGGCTCAGACCCTACTCTTAGTGGTAAGGCAGTCGATAGCGATTTAACATCAACCGAGATTGAGTTTACCTCAATGGGAGAATCACCAATTGGGATTCTCCGACTAAACTATAGAGTCTTATACATGACTCTATCAACAAATGCTTCAACACCACAGTAATTAGGAGAATAAAAAATGGCATTTTATACAGGCACTATTGCCAAAATTAAACTTGGTGGATCAAGTTCACCAACAGATGTTTTGGGTCAATGCACATCTTATAGCCTAGAAAAAACAATCGAAAATGTCGATGTTTCATCTATAGGATCAACATTTAAACAATTTACATCAGCACAAGAAACTTGGAACGCTACCTTAGAGCTTTCTTACGATCATGGAGATACAGCTCAAGCTTCAATATTAACAAATGCGCAGGGTGATGCTTCTGCTGTTTATGTTGATTTTTATTATGAAGGCGACACATCAACTGATAAATATTTTTCAGGTCAAGGCTTTATAACAAGTGTATCTTGGTCTCAAGATCCAAATACACCAATTACAGCATCCGTTTCTATACAAGGAACAACAGCTCTAACAGAAGCTACCGTACCATAGAAACATGAGCATAAGTGAACGCTTAAAGCAAATGCAAAGCGACCAGGAGATGTACCCTATAACTTTGCCAGGCCTTGGCGAGGACGGAAGCGACCTCGTTGTTTACTTTAACAAATTGACTGTAAGAGAGGATGAAAAACTTAGAAAGAAACATCCAACATTTTACAAAGCAATGACAGATGGAGACATACCATCATTTAGTGCAATGGTAGATCTAATAATCCTTAAATGTAAGGATGACGAGGGTAATTCAATCTTTGCACAAGCTGACTCTATGTATTTATTAAATCAAGATGTTGGCTATATAACAGGTATTGCAACAGCAATATTAGAGAAGCTGTTTGATATACCAACTGTGGAAACTATTGAGGGAAACTAAAAAGCGATCAAGAATTGTATATGCAATACTTGGTCGCTGATCGGTTACATACAACAGTTGAAACAATCAAATCAATGTCCATAGAAGAATACCACACTTGGATAGCCTACTTATCAATCGAAAATAAGAGAATAAAAGAAAATGGTTAATAGACTAGAGACGCAGATTAGTGCGACAGATAAAACTAAACGAGCCTTTGCTTCTTTTAATAGTAGCATGGATAGATCTCGAAGAAGGATGCAAGGTCTTAGCGTAGCACTTGGTGGCTTTTTATCTATTGCAGGTGCTATACGATTAGGTCAACTTACGAATGATGCTGTTAAGTTTGGTTCTGAGATAGCGATAGCTTCTGATAAAATAGGAGTTTCAGCAGATAGTTTACAAGCTTTGAGACTAGCAGGTGAGCAATTTTCCAATGTGCAATCATCAACTGTTGATATGGCACTGCAAAGATTTTCCAGAAGATTAGGTGAAGCAGATC